TCGCGAAGATCTGGGGCGTGGCGAATCGCGTCCCGAACTCGCTGCTCGAAGACTCGGTCATCGACCTCGCGGACCTCATGGCCGTCGAGACGGCTCAGGCGTTCGCCGAGGCCGTCGATAATTCGGCGTTCGGTGCTGCCGACGGCGAGAGCACCTACCACGGCGTCGTCAGCATCACGAAGAAAATCGTCAAGGCTGCTCACTCGGCGTCGGTCGTCAGCACGACCGCTGGCACCGAGGACACCTACGGCGAACTGACGATGAAGAACTTCACCGACATGGTCGCCAAGCTGCCGACCTATGCTCGGCGGAACGCCCGGTTCTACATCTCGCCGTCTGGCTGGGGCGCTGCGATGCTTCGGCTCGCGATGCTCCCCGGTGGTGCGAGCGGCCCTGGCGGCAACTCGTCCAGCGACGTGGCTGCCGGGTTCGGCGAGCGGTTCCTCGGATACCCTGTCGTGCTCGTCTCGGCGATGCACTCTAGCCTCGACGACAGCAGCGGCGAGGTGGCGTGCCTCTTCGGCGACCTCTCGCAGGCCGCCGTCTACGGCGAGCGTCGGGCGATCCAGATCCGCACGGCGTCCGAGCGGTACATCGAGTACGACCAGACCCTCACGTTCGCCACGACCCGCAACGCGATCGTCGTGCATGACGTGGGATCGACCACCAAGGCTGGCCCGGTCGTGGCTCTCAAGTTCGGCTGATCCGACTGACTGACTCTCAACCCTCCGAGGAGATCTAGACAGTGAACCATCTCGAAGCGACGAAGAGCGTCGTCGGTCACACCGAGAACCTGACTGCGGCGCAGACCCACACGCTGGTGATCGACCGTCTCGGCTACGAGTACGTGTCGCTCGACGTGGGGCAGGAGCCGTGGGCGAACGCGGGCTTTACCTCGCAGGCGTCCTTCACGGTGCTGAAGCTGTCCGAGTCGGACGACAACTCGTCCTACTCCGACGTGACGGCGTTCGTCGGTGGCGGCACCGGCGGATTCACGATCCCGACGCCGACCGCCACCGCTGGTGACGTGGTCGTGCGGATGGACGTGGACTGCCGTGGGAAAAAGCGGTACTTGAAGGTCACCGCCACGCCCTACACGACCGGCACCGTCTACACGGTCGCCCGGCTCGGCAAGGGCGTCGATGGCCCGGTCAGCGCCTCCGCGAAGGGCGTCAACGCCACGGTCAGCGGCTGATCGACTTGACACGACCGACACAGTGAGCGGCGGGTGGCGACGAGCCGCCCGCCGTTTCGCTTTGGAGGGTGACGCGTGATCGTTCAGGTCGGCGATACGTCGGTCGAAGTTCGTGCCGAGGCGGTGCTGTCGGCTCCCCGTTTCGGGCCGCTCACGAACGTGTTCGCGTTCATCGAGAGCCTCATGCCGCTGCACATTCGCCCGACGCTGGGCCAGGGTGCGTTCTGGGCGCAGGTGCTGACGCGGATGCTCGAAGAGTTCGCTCCGACGACGGAGTACATAATTACGCTGGACTACGACACGTTCGTGACCCGTTCGGACATCGAGCGTCTCTTCGCGATCGCGATGACGTGCCAGTGCGACGCCCTCGCCCCGATCCAAGCGAAACGCGAGGACGGTCGGCCGATGCTCACGCTCCTCGACACGATGGACGACCCACCCGCCGACGGAAAAACCGAACTGCCGCTGTCGTGGTTCGCAGAGCCTGTGCAGCAGGTGGATACGGCCCATTTCGGCTGCACGATCATCTCGACCAGGGCGCTGCGGCGAACGCTCAAGCCGTGGTTTCACAGCAAGCCCGACGCCGAGGGCGGCTGGGGCGACGGGCGGATTGACGACGATCTCTGGTTCTGGCGTCAGTTCAAGGCGTCTGGCAACAGGCTCTTCATCACGCCCCGCGTCGTCATCGGTCACGGCGAGTACGTCATCTCGTGGCCTAGCAAGGATTTCTCGGGTCCGGCGTTCCAGCACACGACGGCGTGGCAGCGGACGAAGCGACCGCCCGAAACTGCATGGAGGGTCGGCGAGTGACGACAATCAGAGTGCGGATGCAGCGTGCGTACGGATCGTACAAGGCGAACGAGCTCGTCGAGGTGGACGAGCCCTTCGCCGCGAGGCTCTTCGCGTGGGGCTACGCCAAGCGAGAGACACAGCAGTCGCTGATCGAGACGGCAGCGGTGGAGCCGGTCGCGGAGCGAGCAGACGTGACGCCACGACGCAGGGGGCGACGCCATGAATGACGGCAAGCGATACCGCAGCCTCAAGGTGCAGACGCAGCCGGTGGTCGAGCCGGTGAGCGTCGCCGACGCCAAGGCTCACATCCGCGTCGATCACAACACCGACGACACGTACATCGCTGCGCTCATCTCGGCGGCTCGCGAGTACTGCGAGACGTACATGGACGAGACGCTCGTGGACACGCAGTACATCATGCGGCTCGATGCGTTCCCTGCGGTCATCGAGTTGCCCCGCCCGCCGATGAGCCAGACCACCGGTCGCACGGCGGTGTCGATCGTCTACACCGCGAGCGAGGCGGGCAACACGGCGACGCTCTCGACGACCGAGTACCGCGTCGATCGGGACGCGAAGCCTGGCACGCTGCGAACGCTCTACGCCGGATCGTGGCCGAGCCACCTACTCGATTACGGCAGCGTCACGGTCACGTGGTGGGGCGGTCGCGGCGACGACGGCAGCAAGGTTTCGCCCCGCGTCAAGGCGGCAATCCTCATGCTCGTCGGGCAGTGGTATGAGCGTCGCATGGCGGCTGACGCCGTGTCGCTCTCCGAGATGCCGTTCGGCGTCAAGCATCTCCTCGACTCCGTGAAGTGGGGGAGCTACACGTGACCGGACGCATCATCGTCGATTCGCAGTTCACCGACACGGCGTCGGCTACCGGCGTGTCCTCGACGAAGGTCGTGGCGCTCCAGACCTCGCACGAGTACACGTCTGGCAAGGTCGCCGCCGTCTCTGGCACGTGCGGCACGTCTGCCGTGACGATCACGCTCGCATCGCCTGGATACACGGCGGCATCGGGATCTGCCGTGTCGTTCTCTTCGGTCTCTCGGATCGTGTTCTCGGCGACCGGCGCGACGCTCGTGAAGTGCGTCGGCGGTGCCACGGGCAAGCCGCTCGTGATGTCGCGTGCCGAGCAGGGTGCCGTCTCCGAGGTCGGTGCGACCGAGACTTCGCTCCAGGTGAGCGTGGACGCAACCGCTGGCACGTCGTCCTACACGCTGGTGATGTATGGCGATTGATCCGGGTCGGCTCCGCGAGCGAGTCACGATCCAGAGTGCGACCGAGGCTCGCAACTCGATCGGCGAGGTCGTGCAGACGTGGGGCACGTTCGCCGAGGTGTGGGCGAGCGTGGACGGTCTGTCCGGTCGCGAGGTGCTCCAGTCTGGTCAACAGCAGACCGAGGTTACGCACCGCGTGCGAATGCGATACGTGACCGGGCTGACACAGCGGCATCGCCTCTCGTGGCGTGGGCGGATTCTGGAAATCACGAGTCTGCTTGAGCACAACAACCGCACCGAGCACGAGCTCCTGTGCGTGGAGGCGATCGACTGATGGCGACCGCAGGAATCACGATCACCGCAGAGATCGCCGAACTGCGCGAGTTGCAGACTGCGATCGGTCGTATCTTCACGCCAGCGGACAAGGCGAAGATTTTGCAGGACGCGCTGAAGAAGGCGCTCGCCCCGGCGCTAGAGCGGCTGCGGCAGAACACGCCAGAAGGTCCGACCGGCAACCTCAGGCGTGCGGCATCGGTGAAGATCGTGGGGTACTCGCGGGACGGTAACGCCGTCGGGCTGCTCGGCTACAAGCGGGCTGGCAAGGGCGCGAGCGAGTCGGCCCAGGGCGGTCGAGTCCGCAAGGGACCGGATCGTGCGTTCCACCAGTTCTGGCTGGAGCAAGGCACGAAAGACACCGTCATCGACAAGCTCTCGAACACGCCGTACGCCCGCAAGTCGCACACGCGACGCAACCGCAGTGGCAGCGTCACGACTGTGCGGGCTCACCAAGTCAGCGGGCAGAATGCCTACTACGCGTCATCGTTCAACAAGCTCGGCCCGTTCAAAATCAAGCCGACACCGCGACCGCCGCGAGGCGAGGAAGGGCAGCGGGTCGAGACTCAGCCCGGCTACCCGCAGGCGTTCTTCAAGCGGTCGTCGCAGCCGATCACGATCAAGGGTCTGCGGGCTGGCGGCATCCTCGGCCAGCCGCCGCTGAAGACGACGTGGGAGGAGGTCGGCACGACCGTCGCCGAGATCCTCCAGCGTGAACTGAGAATCTCGCTGGAGCGTGCCCTGAGCACGCTGACGAGATCGGCTACTGGAACGCTCTGATAACACCGATGTCTCATCGTTTGATAACTGCAAGGGTGGGGGTGTGACTCCATAGGTTCGGGATAGGCGAAAGC